CTGGTTTATAGAACAGGCTGACATATCCCTCAGACCCACCGATGCCCATGCTGTCATAATTCACCAGGACCTTGTTGCCCTCGTCAATGAGCTCCAGGGCCCGGTCGGCAAACTTCTTAGCCGACTCCTGACCGGTGATATAGACATGTGACATCCCCTGGACCAGCACCCAGTCATGACTGCTCAGATCCTGCTCGTTGTAGAAGTCTCCGGGAACATGGCCGCTCTCGAATTCCTTGTCCTCGTGCCCATTTTCCAGAATATTCTCCTGGTAGCACCGGACGCAGAATTCCTCCCCGTTGTCATCAATCATTTTATACGACCGCCAGCCATTGTCTGGATTTTGCTGTATTATCAGACGGTTACAGCGTTCACACAGGAAATACCGGAAATCACCCCAGGATGTATCCGTCAATTTATCCAGGCAGCTGCCGGAATACCTCTCCGATTCATCGTCATTTTGATCATGCACGGCAATGGTCCGCGGCTGATCGGCCCATGGGCTGTCATAGACCTTCAGGATCTGCTTGCTTTCGCCCTTGTGGAAGCGTTCCCCGCACTCATGGCATTCCGTTGTCCGCTTGTATGGTTTTTTATTATCGTGAGCAATTCCCATCATGGTTCAATCCCCCTTATTAAGTTATGGTTATCGTTAAGTTATTAGTTAATATCATTCCATCTCCGGCGTCTCAAAAACGCATTCCTGAGTCTCATAATCAAATCTATAATACGCGCCAGGATGACTTTCCTCGAACTTTCGCACCTTGGCCGATGATCCGTCAGTCAATTTCAGCATCGTGCCCTGGCTGCCCATCCTGATGGCCACATGGAAGCGCTTGATCTCCTTCCATGCCTTGACGAATTCAAACCTGTTGATATCCGTGACCACTTCCCCGCGCTCATGTGACCAGCGCGGCTTCTCAGTAGGATGATCCCCTGTCATCGCCGGCGTAAATATCGGCCCGGCGCCAGGATCTGACAAATTAACATTATTCCAGATCTGCACGCCCCCGCGCGTGGCAATCCAGCTTTCAAACTTCTCCCGGGCCCCGGGCGCCAGCACTCTTATCTTTAACCTGTCAGTCATTACAGCACCCCACTTTCATTCTTTTCTTTGACAATTTGTCCGCATTCCTCACAACATCCTGATATCGAAGCGGCCTCGCAATTCCTGCAAATATCATTGCCATTTTCCGGGACGCCCGCCCATTCCAAAAGCACAACATCCCCCGGCTCGATATACTCAGCCAGTGACTGCAGCTCGACAATTTCGCCGTAGCTAATCCGCTCGGCCTTAATTTCCCCGCGCAGATATTCCAGCCGCACCTTGATCTGATCGTTTGCCATTACAGCACCTCCTTTGCCTTATCCAGGCGCCTCTGCTGCTCTTCGACCGGCAGACTGTCAAAGTCATCCGGGAAGTCAATCCCCGGGATGGTCGACAGCATTCTTTTATCCCAGTTGGCGCGCTCCTCAGGATTGTCAGTCAACAGGGCCCCGACTGCACAGACCATTTTGACCGGGTCAAATTTCTTGGCCTCGATCCCTCGCGCGCGCGCATCTACTTCATCGCAATACTGCTTAATCAGCGGATTAATTTCCTGCCCCTTTTTCTGCTGGGCCCGGGTGCGGTTATCGAACGCGGCATTGATTGCCTGATGGATGACAGATTGAAACTCGTACGCCTCCCAGGTCCTGTTGTAGTAGCACGCCTTGGTTTTCGCAATTACGTTGTAATCCTTAGTCAGCTCGCATAGATGTCTGAAACCATACCGCGTTTTTTCACTCCTGCAATTTACTTGATACCCTTCACCAAAACTGTAAGTCTTCATTTTCATTCTCCTTTATAGCCTCCCCTTATTATCTTGCAAATTTGTTTATAATTTCGAACGCCGCGTTGTGTTTTTCACGGAATTCCTTGCCAAAAACAGACGCGCTGGTGACCATGACCGGCTTTCCATCGCTTGGGATAAAAGACAAAAAAGTCACCTTGTTTCCGCTAAACGGAGACCGTGCTTCCTGGATCTTGCAACCGTATCCAGCAGCTTTTAGATCTGCTCGCAATTGCTTTTTCTGTTCATTGGTATAGATCATAATTTCATCCCCTTATTAATTTACGGTTTAACAGTGGTTAACAATTTCGCTCGAGATCTGCTCAATGGTCAGAGCATAGGCCAGCAAATCATCCAGCACCAGCCCCTCGCGTTCCAGCCGGCGGATCCTGTTGATCGCGCGTTTAGTGGCGTTGAACTTGCCGCAAATCGGCCATAGTCCAGAATCATCCTGGGCCAGAAACAACCTGTTGACATCGCGCCGGTCCCGTGACATTGCCGCTATTTCCTCACCTGTTAAGTATTCCATTATTTTACTCCCTTCTTGCCGTCCAGTTTTAACAACATGGTTTTCAGTTCATCGTATTCAGCTTGATATTTATCGACCATTTCTTTAGATACATAACTTGACTCGGCCGGGGTTGGCGGCCCCGGCTGGTGGGGTTATTTATTTAATCTGTTAAATAAAAAATCAATTTCGCGCGTTCTACTCATTTCGACATATTCTCTAAAATCTTCTTGCGTTTCAAATTCGAGCGTCTTTCTGTATGTGTTCAAAAAATTTGCGTCTTTTTGCGCTTGCGAAACTTCCGTTGATGTTGAGTGAAATTTATTGCGTGTATCAATGATTTCCAACGCGCGTTTAATACGCGCCGCCGTCCATTTAGTGGTCGGCCTTCCCCCCAACTTCCCGTTTTCCCGGCTTGATGCTGCTTTTTTGGCGGATTTGATGGAGCCCAGGGCGGCGGCGGCTTTCGATGTGTTTTTCATGTTTTGTTCCTCCTGTTTTATTTTGTTGATTATTTGTGCGACTGTTTTACAATCGGCCAAGTCTCCTTAAGCGTGATTAATGACCATTGACCGTTCCAATGCTTTCGCGCGTAACAGGAACCGCATGTTGCCCGTGACCTTATACGCCTGCAAGTATTGAATTATACGTTGTTTAATTGTCATGATCCAGTCCTTTCCTTTCCGTTGCGTTGCGTTCTCTTTACCTTTATATACAGCAATCTGTATGCCATACTTATATAATCTTAACATTTATTTTCTTATGCAAATCCTGAGGCAATCCGGCTACTTACAGTCAATGCATAATCAGGCCTTTTGCGCTGCCAGCAATAAAGGGGCATTTTATGGTGATTTTGCCCACTTCCAGCGAGGCTATTTTGCCATGCGATTACGTAAGTTATTGTACTTACTGACTATTTTCAGCGGCCAGCCTGTGTACTATTCGATCGGGCATTCTGCTCAAAAGTGGGCATGAGCACCAGTTTATGAGGGATAGGAGATAGTGGTATAAAATCAACAGTTTAGCGGAGTTGAGCGATTTTTTATCTAACGCTTGTTATATAAACAGTGTTTACACATGGGAATGTATTACAATGTAGTGGGTAATTATTCCCCACATGTGGGTAATTTTTCCCCAGAACGATCGTTCTATGGATACTTTCTACTCAGTCATAAATGACATACATAGTTATGCACATTGCCCTGCTTGTTGATAGACCTGTTGATAACTTTAGTTGTATAATATTAATGACTTATACCATGCTCATGTTTACATAAGGGATCTTATAGGGCGTAAGTTATCAACAGACAGGTATACTATGTATGATATCAATAAGTTGCGCATCCAGGCCCTGAATGCACATAAACTGGGTAATAATGACCCACTTCCGGGCCTGAAGAAAAAGAATTCTTTTCTGCGACCCCACCCGGGAGACCTGATTTTGTAAAGGTACTTCTCAATTTCTCTATGTATCCCACCCACACATGCATTGGTCGCTCCAAAATCTTTCCTTTAGCCAGACCCACTCCGGTCGGCCATAGCTATCTCCCAGTCAGCATTCGACTTTCTCCAAAATTCCCAGAAAAATCTGCGGCTGGCTTTACGATTTCCAAAAAAATTCCTTGACCGGGCAGGCGGGATTTGTATAATGGCTGGCGTCTAATGGAGATTACGGAATGGCACTTGAAAGATACGGACTGCTCTGCCCTGTTTGCAACGACGTCCTTTATGTCGGGAAGACGATGGGGGTCGGAATCTATACCAATAGAACTAATGAAGAGCAGCTGGAAATTATCTACGATTGGATGTTTAAACACCTCGAGGAATGTTATAAGAAGATCTCCTGGGGGTCGAGCGATGAGCTTCTGTTCCATGTCGTTCATGAAGGCCATTCGATGTGGAAAGGGTGTACAAGTTTAAATACAAGTAATGAGCCCTGGTTAAAAGGAAAGATGATGGACTGAATTATGGCAAGCGGGGGATTAGGCACTCCGGACATCATGTGAGACGACCAGCGGGTAGGCGCAGAGGTCACAAACTGCTGCTCCAGGAGTGGCACCTGGGGAATACCATTTTAGGGGTGCGGCGTCACGCGGACGACTGAACGGGTCGGTTGCTTATAGTCGGAACTGACGGTGAGGTAATCTCACCACCCCGCATATATAAGGATAACCATGACACGCAAGATCGACATCAGGACAGCCCAGGTAGAGTTCGACTTCCCCCCAGGCAGCAGCTCCTCCGCCGAAGCCGAAGGACGACCGCAACGGCCGGAAGCAGCTGATGAGCCGCCGTGAGTCTGCCAGCATCCTGGGGATCCAGTACCGCGAGGATGACGAATATGACGATTAAACAGGATTACAAAAACCCGTTCTACGATCCGGCGGTGATCAAGAAGGCAACCTTCCCCCGCTGGAAATGGCTGTGGCTCTGGATCTATCCGACCTACGTCAATATCGGCCTGGAGGAAATCACGTATTACAAGCATGTCAGGGGCTGTGTCTATATATTGAAGACCGAACCGGCTCCCTGGATGAATAGCGAATATAAATAAAATAAGGGGGGGGATAATTACAATGGACGAACAGGAAAGGAAATTCAGGAATCATTTTATGTTCTGCTGTAGCCACACCTGCATGATCGGAGCCATGGGGCAGTTTGAGAAGTTCTATAAGAAGCTGGCCAAGGTTGACCGGACCGCCCATACCATTGAGGTCGGGGAAGACCGGTTCATGTTCTTCGTGAATATCAATGATCACCCGGAAATGATCCACGGTCTGACCTGTGTCGGCTTCGAATCCTGCGGCAACTACGACCTGAGTGATGAGATTATCAGGTATGCAAAAGCCCATCTGGTAAAGGAGGCTCCGGTTGTCGATCTACGGCATTGACCACAAGAAGAAGAACCGGAAGCCCGTCCGCCGCAAGCCCGGCACAGTGCCCAAGGATGACGGCATATCCATCCGGCCCGATTCCACCGGTACGCTGACCCGGGAACAAAAGCGCGCGGCGGCATCCGAGAAGGTCCGCATCGAACGCGAGATCCGGCAGAAGGCAAAAGCCGAGGCCGAGGCAGCCGCAGCCATCGCCCGCTACGAGGAAAAGATCGCGGAAGCGAAGCGCAAGGCTGGACTGGCAGACGGTGAAGAGCCCGAGCTGTCCATTTCGTCCAAGATGCTGTCCGACATGCGCTGGGTCTACTCCCAGGTCGACGGCCGCAAGAAACTCCTGGACATGGTCAAGGGTGACGACAAGCAGTTCGCCTTCATGATCAAGGAGCTGATCCGGTTCGAGACGGCAGAGGCCGAACGCAAGGCCGGGAAATCTGGTAGTGAGGGAGGGGGCTTCTTCGTGGTCATCAAGGGCCTGGAGGACGAGAACCGGCTGAAGTCTGCCATGGATGGCCAGAAGAACGAGATATCCAATCATCGGATTGCGATCACCATAGCAAATCCTGAGGCCGGGACCAATGCCATCCCGGAGAAACCCGTGAAGACCGAGTATATCCCGCCGGCCAGGGAACCGCAGGCAGCCCCGCCGTCTATGACATTACGTAAGGGAGAGGAAGACTGGTAACCCCTATGATAGAACTTACTTCTCCACTGACTTTTCCTGAGGAATGCCAGAAACACTGGATGCCTATAGATAAATACCATCCATGCTTGGGCTGCATGGCCGGAATTACAAGGACCGCTATATTAATCGAACGGGGGATTCTGCCTGTAATTGCAATTAAAGGGGTCAAGAATGCCTCAATACAACATCACAAGGAGCTTTAATGAGCGGATACAGCATCATCAAGAAAGAGTTCCACGGCAAGACATTCTATTTCTTCAACACCCCGACCATCTCAGCCCTGATCAATGAGATATTCGCTGACAATTACCATATCGTCCGCTCGGGAATCAACATAGACCCCGGCGACGTTATCCTGGACCTGGGCGCCAACGAGGGCGTATTCAGCATCATGATGGCCGGCATGTTTCCCCAGGCCCGGATCATTTCCTTGGAGCCCGTTAATCGAACCTACAAGCAGCTCCTGGCGAACATTTCAATCAATCACATCAACCCGCTTTCGATTACAACCTGGCCCATGGGTATCGGCGGATCAGCCCGTGACGAGAAGATTATCATCGACAACATCCATTCCGGGGGATCATCCGTCTACATGACGCCCTATGCGGCCAGCCACACCGAGACCATCCACCTGATAACCCTGGACGAGGTCTTTAAGCTTATGGCGATTACCCGCTGCAAGATCTTGAAGATCGACGTCGAAGGCATGGAGCACGAGACCCTGTTAAATACCTCCGTCCTGCCGAAAGTCGATTACGTCGTCGGCGAGTTCCACATCAACAAGCGGTTGCAGGAGGCAGGCTACAGTGTCGAGAAATTAGCCAAACATGTACAATCCCAGACAAATCTGCTACACTATGAATCATGCTACATGTCGGAGTGAGAAATGGACCAGCCAGACCAGAAAGCCATCGAAGACAACACCTCCGTTGCCGGCCGGCGGATTCCCCTCGACGTCCTGCACATTTCGCCCATGGGCAATGGCAAATACAAGGTAAAGATCAAGCAGAACCAGGCGAACCTCATTGACCTGCACCATCAGGGCAGGGAATATACCGTCATCAGAAACCTGGGCCGCGGCCGTTACATCATGCGGCTTGCAGCTGCCAATAGTACCGAAATGATAATGAGCCCGAAACGAAAATTCACGGGAGACATACATGCAGATTGACAGACACCCGCGACCATAAATTACCGGCCTACAGCGTCGTCTATGACTATTCCGACGCTCCGACCCTGCGTGCGTTTGCCTTATCCAACTCGCGCATCCGCCTGGTTATCGGTCCGTTCGGCAGTGGCAAGTCATCAGCCTGCGTCATGGAGATCATCCGCCGCGGGCACGAGCAGGCGCCATCCTCAGACGGCATCCGCCGCACCCGCTGGGCGGTTGTCCGCAATTGTTATTCAGATGACACAGAGATACTGACTGAAAAGCGTGGATGGCAACTATTTAAAGACCTGCTGCCGGATGATAAGGTAGCAAGCCTTGTAGATGATCATTTGGTTTTTAAGCTTCCTAACAAGGTTGTTAGCTTTCCATATAAAGGGGACATGATAGGGTTTGAAAATGAAGGAGTTAATTTCCTTGTTACTCCTGAACATAAGATGTGGGTATCTACCCGCAGGACAAGGAAAAAGGTTTGGGGAAATTATGAAATAAAGACTGCTGAAGAAATATACGGGAATCAAACCGTCCGCGTAAAAAGAAATGCAAAATGGAAGGTAACTAGAAAAAATGACAACTTGGCGCTGTTTGAATGGATTGGTTTTTGGGTTGCCGAGGGTCACGCAAATGAATATCGATATGGAAAGCGTAAGGTATTGCGCTGTGCCATTACGCAAAAAGATAATCTAGGTTACGTAAGGAGTCTTTTTTCAGGGGCCGGGATACCGTATCGAGAGAGCAAGGCAAAGTGTGGCGTTTCGATTTTTACGGTTAAGATAAACGAAATGACAAAGGCCTTAATTCGGGAGCTGATTCCATTGGGGAAGGCCTGCTCTAAAACTGTTCCTAAGTGGATTAAAGAGTCTACAAGCCAACAAATATCATCGTTTATTAAAGGGTATCTTGCAGGGGATGGTCAACATAGTAAGGATGGAAGCGTAAGGGCATCAACTGGATCAAAACAACTTGCCGACGACATCCAAGAATTGGCATTGCGCGCAGGAATGGTTGTTAATATTTCTGTGCAGGATCATATTGGGCGTGAATCAAAAATCAATGGCATTACGTGCCGAACGAATACCCTGACCTATATACTAACCTTTCTCTGCCCACATAAATACAATCCAATCCTATATGTTAATAAAAAAACGACCAATAAGTTGATTGGATGGCATAAGAAACCATACGATGGGTATGTTTATTGCGTCGAGATGGAAGAGGTTCCTGTATATGTTAGGAGAAAAGGTAAAGGATTCTGGTGTGTTCGGTCGTATAATCAGCTGAAAGACACGACCATCAAGACCTTCCTCGACTGGTTCCCGGACAAGGTCTTCGGTAACTACCGCATCACCGACCACAGCTACATGATAACAGCCTTTCCGGGCGTCCAGATCGAAGTATTATTCCGCGCCCTCGACCGGCCAGACCAGGTATCCAACCTGCTATCCCTTGAACTAACCGGCGCCTGGTTCAACGAGGCCCGTGAGATCCCCAAGACCATCATCGAGGCCATGGACGGCCGTATCGACCGCTACCCAGCCGTGAAAGATGGTGGTTGCACCTGGACCGGGATCATCATGGATACCAACCCGCCAGACGATGACAGCTACCTATACAAGATGTTCGAAGTGGTCCGCCCGGAAGGCTGGGAAGTCTTCAAGCAGCCATCAGGCCTCTCCGCCCAGGCGGAGAACACGCGGCATCTATCCAAGAATTACTACAGCAACCTGGCCCGCGGTAAAGACGAGATGTACGTCCGCGTCTACATCCATGGCCTGTACGGGTACATCCTCTCCGGCAAGCCGGTCTTCCAGAACTACGTCGACAATGTCCACTGCGCCAAACGCATCCTGGAGCCGGTCAAGGGCCTTCCGTTAATCGTCGGCCTGGACTTCGGACTCCAGCCGGCCTGTACCATCGGGCAGATCACTCCCTTCGGCCAATTACGCATCCTTGACGAGTTAGTTTCCGACGGCATGGCCATCAAACAATTCGCCATCAATCAGTTATTGCCATTATTCCGCAGTAAATACTGGGGATTTGATGTCGCAGGTTACGGCGATCCCGCCGGCACAGCCCGCGCGCAGACCGACGAGTCCACCTGCTTCGACGTCCTGCACAGTTCCGAGATCGGATTGCAGAACATCGTGTCCGCACCGACCAACAGCATCGTTGCCCGGATCAGCGCCGTCGACAATTTCCTCTGCAAGATGGTGAACGGCGAGCCCGGCTTCCTGCTTTCTCCTAACTGCCGGTACCTCCGCAAGGCCTTCAACGGCGACTACCATTACGCTTTAGAGAAATCCTTCCGCGGCGGCCAACAGGAGGCCAAGGACATGCCGGTCAAGAACTTTTCATCCCACATTGCAGACAGTTGCGAATACCTTTGCCTTTACATTGACGAAAAACAGGAGTATGACAAGCATAAGAAAGCGCTGTTATCCCGGTTGAACCAGCGGGCGCATCATCCCGCATCCCGGATCGGCGGATATTAAGACAATTACCAATACGAAACCGACACGAAAATTAAGGGGAGAAAGGTACTATGGATAATGGATCAGATCCAGGAGGAGTTTGCTGCATCAAGGCGTGATTCAGAAGCCATGCGGGCATTCGGATACCGCTTGTACAACGAGTTCAGCACGAACAAAGCCTACCGCCGCCCAAAGGAATTGCAGTGGCTGGAAGACTTGCGCGCCTATAAAGGCGTCTACGACCCTGATGTCCGCATTGACCCGGACAATTCCCATGTCTACCCCAAGCTGACCCGCTCCAAGGTCAACATCGTCCTTTCCCGTCTTCATGAAATGCTCTTCCCTGACCAGGATCGCAACTGGGAATTAGCCCCGACCCCCGAACCGGTCATCCAAGCTGCCCTTGTTTTCCAAATCGCCCAGCAGATTACCCAGCCTCCTCCCATCGACGAGGCAACCGGCCAGGTTCAGATAGACCCCCAAACCGGGTTCCCGATGCAACCCATTCCGCCGACGCGCGAGCAGCTTAACGAGGCCATTAAAGACTTCGCCAAGGAAACCGCCCAGAAGATGCAGTCCGAGATCGACGATCAGCTGACCGAGATGGATTATCCGGAAGTTGCCAAGAAAGTTCTACGAAGCGGACTCCTATACGGCACAGGAATCCTCGCCGGTCCACTGGTTAACAGACGCCAGAAACGTCGCTGGCAACCAGACGACCAGACCAATACCTATATCGAAAAAATCGAAGACCAGGATGTCCCCTATATGGAATTTACCCGGATTTGGGACTGGTACCCTGACATGACCGTTGCGGAATTCTCCCAGGCACAGGGGTTCTGGCAGCGCAGCATCTTGACCAAGCACGACCTGCGCAAATTAATGAAGCGTCCGGACTTTGACAAAGACATTATCCGTCGATACCTCCAGGAACGCCCGGACGGTGATTACGTCCCCGAGCCTTTCGAAGTAGACCTGCAGGCCCTTGAAGTGGATGCGGCAACCCAGAGTTCATCTGAAGCCGGCGGCACCACCATCTTTTCTTCAGGCACCACAACGACCCAGTCCAGTTATCGCCAGCACGGAAAACGCTACGAAGCCATCCAATACTGGGGATATGTCGACGGATCCGACCTGGCCGCCTGCGGTATCCTTAACCCGGACGGTTCCGAAATAGATGTCGATCTGGAATACGCTGCAAACGTCTGGTTGATCGGTAAGCAGCCCGTGAAAGTCATGTTATACGACGGCGCCCTGACCCATTACAAGGTCTTCTACTACGAAAAAGACGAAACCAGTATCTTCGGCGAAGGCCTGGCCCGTGTCATGCGCCATAGTCAGATAGCCGTGGCTTCCTCCGCCCGC